AAGGTTAAAAGGTACAGAGAGAATAGCACCAGCGGTTGCGCCTACAGGGTTTCTTATGGCGTTCTCTGCCGCCGCTGTCTCTATAGCCGCCATGTGTCGCTGATTGAGTTTAGGTGCAAGAAGCTCAAGGAATTTGTCAGCCTCGTTTGTGCCGTTGGCTTTATCCCTTGCCCACAGGATGTTATATACCTTTTTCTCGTCCTCGTTCATGTACTCGTAGTTCTCTTCGGTCTGTCTGCCCGACGCTACGATATCCTCGGTTATCTTAACCTTGTTGCCCTTGCCCTGTTCATTTACAGCAATGGTGTCGTACTCCCGTGGAGTGTCGCCGAGTGCCCACGGGGTATGGCGTATCTGCGCCGCCATGTTGGTATACTTTTGGTTTGCGGGGTCTTCAAGCAGAGCCATGTAATTAGCATAGTCTTGTGCGCTCTCTGCTCTGTAGAGTCTGTCGGAATACTCCTGCCCTTTATTGCGCCATTCTTCCGCCTGTCCTAACACCATGCGATACATGGCATCTATGGGCTTGTTGCCGCTGGGGTCTGCACCCATCTGCTGATACGTTATAGCGCGGTCTCTGTAGTCGGTTTCGTTTTTCTTGGCAATGTCAATCTGCCCTTGAAGCCATTCCGTGCTGATGGTCTCGTCCGTGGCTTGTTGCATAACCCCTTGGTTGGCGTATGCCATAGGGAACTTATCCTGCAACTGTTGCGGAGTTGCGGACTTATAACCTTGATTTATAGCACCGGGTACAACACCTGCAGGTGCATTGCGGTATGCCTTTTGATAGTCCGCATTCTGTGCCACGTTAAGAACGGACGGGTCTGTTATGCCCGCGTTCTTGAGGTAATCCGTGGAACTCATACCCTTCGGTGCGTACTGTATTGCTCTCTGCAGTGCTGTACTACTTTCGCCGACAGACGGAGCCTCATATTTTTTCGCCCCAGGCACTACACCTGCACCCGATGCCGCACCGTTCTTGCGCAGATAATCTGTGTATGCTTTCTTATACACCGCCGCTGCGTGGTCTTGTCTTGCCTTCAGAGCGGCTTGGTTGCCTTTGGTGACGAAATCAACATATTCGTCATAATTCGACACCTGCCCGCGTTTGACGGCGGACTCATAGCCGTGCATAACTTTTGTCGCAGTATTCTGTTGTTTTTTAGCGCGATTTTCTTTGCTATCCTGTAACGGATTCAGCCAAGGATTTGCCATATATTAAGCTCCTATCTGTGCCGTGATTTCGTTAGCCGCCATTGCTCCTGCCGACATAGGCTGTGCGGATTGTGCCGCCGCCTGTATCTGCTCCATTTGCTGCTGACGTTCTTTATACCTTTCTATAAGTTTGGATTTACCGGGTATAAGATGCTTGGGTACTGCTTCAAGATAATCAATCGGATCTACAAGCTGTTTGGAGAAGAGAGCATCAAGGCTCTGTACCGTGGTAAGCTCACTCCAATATGCCGCTGTGCCGATGTCCACGTTCTGCTGCAGTTGCCACTCGTTGAGGAAACCAAAATCAAGCGGTATTTCCTGTGCCTGTTCCAGCTCGTCCCTTGTGACTACCATGCGCTGACCGTAGTACACGCGCATTTGGTCGGTGAGTATGCGCACAAAGTCCTCAACAAACTTGTAGTATTCCTGTCTTACAAGCTCAAGCGGCACGCCTGTTGCTTTCTGCACCGCGATAATAGCGGAGGTGTTGTCTGCGCGGACGTTACCAAGCGCGGCATCTGATGCACCCATAAGGTCGCGGGTAAGGTTTATAAATGTGTCGATATACTGACCCACCTGTGCGCTCATGGTAGTTGCATGGTTATCGTAAGCTACGATGTCGTTGGGGTTGCCGTTTACGGCTACAGGTGCCACGCCTTCCTTCCATGCCTTTAAGCGGGAAGAATCGTAAAATACTCTCGGGAATGCCTGTTGACGGATAAATCTCTGCGCCATTGCCGCCATTTTGTTTATAGCAATCTGATTGGGTATAAGACCCGTTATCGCGGACTCGCCGTGATAGCAATGCTTTACCTTTTCCCAGCTCATCCATGCGATGGGATAGAGTTTGAGACCCGTGTCTGTCTCTTCCTTGACGTATGCGCCTTCGGTAACCTTGCAGAAATGTATGGTGCCATTTTCTTTCCAGTATTTTATAAGCACGGTAACCTTACTGCTGTTGGTCTGCTCTTCCTCGCGGAATTGCTGATTCATGGATGTGGAGAGCGTTACGCTGTCTATATCGTCCTGCGGTCTGCCGTTCCTCTTCATCTCGTCTTTTACGTCTTGGAGCAAACGTCTCTGCTCGATGATGATATACGGTTGCTTCTGCGGGTCTGCCTCTTCTGTGTTGCCAAAGAAAACATAGGTGTTGTCGAGCACCTCTGCCTCAATCTGTCCTGTTACGCCTTGCCAGCCCGTCTCCTTGTCGGGGTCAAAGTAAATGTGCATACATCCGTCACCGTCTACTGCGGCATCGTCAAGCACGTCGCGCATCTTGGGTCTAAAATGCGTATACTCCATTATTTGGTCGATTTGCTCTTCAACCGCCGTGAGCTTTATGCGTGCATCACTGTTCTCCACTCTGTTGAACAGAGACAGAGAAACGCCTATGTCATCCGACACAAGCATAGCTATAAGATAGTTTTTAACGCGCTTTAAGATATTGAATACAGGCTTGTCTATATCGGGAGCGTATACGCCCTCCCACTGTCTGCCGCGTACAAAAAGCTCGTTTCGTTTTACCGTCTCACCCAAACCTATAGAGTCGTTATAGGTGAGACCTTGCATATATTCTTGCCATATACCTTTAGGGTCTTTCTTAACCATCAATATCCTCCGTAGTTTATAAAGCTTTCAAGCTCTGAATAGTAAATATGCGTTGCCTTGTCTTCCTTCTCGCCGGGTTTAGGCGTGGTAGACAACAGATATCTCAATGCATCGGGTGCGTGTGTTAATTCATGCGGGTCTGTCGCTACGTCCGAGACCTTCTTCTCGTCTCTTTGCAATGCGGGCAGCGTGCGTATAAGGTTGCGGCAATTATCGAACACCTTTAGCCTTGACGTGACACCGCCGTCTCCGTCATCTTCGAGCTTCAGCCACTCCTTTACGTTGAGCCAGCCGTCCACTCTCGCGCCTTTAACTGTGATGAACGGAATGCCGTGCTCGCGGAATATGTCTATCTGCGATTTGCCCGTCTGTGTGGAACGTCCTTCAAGGTCGGACGGTGCTATGTAACTGTCCACATATTCCCCGCCCACCATGTCGCGGATACGTTCTGCGGCATCAGATATAACAAGACCGCTTTCGTATACCTCGCGAATGATGTAGATATTGCCGAGGTCATCCACCGCCGCCATGAGTGCCGCCAGCATATCGAGACCGTAGTCTATAGCCACATACCTGCGCCACTCTTCGGGAACGGGGAACGGCTTTGTGACGTGTATGTTCTCGTTCCACTCATCGAAATACGTGCCAACGAGCACGTCCCATCTGCCCTCGTAGAGCGTGAGCCTTTCCGCTCTGCTCATGCGCTTCAAGCGGTCAATATACTGCGGGTCGTTCTCCATGATGTGGCGGTTGTCTTCAACCCTTGCGGGAATGAATATCCTGCTTGTCGGCTCCGCGTCCTCCGCTTCCTTTACCCAAAACTTTTCGTTTGCGGGTGCGGGGTCTATGAATCTTTCTTTGACCCATACGTGCCCTACACCGCCGGGGTTTGTTGAGGATTTGATTGCTTTGGGGTAATCGTTTGCGCCCGATCTGATACGGGATATCATGTAGGTGTATGTAAATTCGGAAAAATGCGTCAGCTCGTCAAAGCGGATTACATCATAATCAGCAGATTGGTATTTATAGACATCGTTTTCACGCTGGAGATAACCAAAGTCGATTACGCTGCCGTTCTTGAAAATGTACGTGTGCTTCTGTTCGTTATATACAGCTATTTCTCTCGGATACAGCTCCCTCGCTATACGCAGCGCAGACTTCTCAAGTTCGGGGTATGTCTTACGCAGAAACAGTTGCTTACTCTTCGGGTATTTAACTGCGTAGAGCAACATATCTATGAGCTGACCGTATGTCTTTCCGCCGCCCGCCGCTCCGCCGTACAGAACTTCAAAAGCATCCGCTTCGAGAAACGCACGCTGTCTTTTTGTAACGGTAAGGTTTAGCTCACTCATCGAACTTTACGTTTATAGAGAAGCCTTCCTCTGTAGTGCCAAGCCCTATCTTCTGCTCCTCTACCCAGCCAAAGTTGTTGCGGAGAGAGAACTGTGCGCCCTTTGCGCCATCTCTGTCGAAGAGCCTCTGCTCGCAGTATTCTTCCACTCTCATGCGTGCGCTGTTGACGATATCCTTATACTCGTCTCCGTAGCCTTCGTAGTTTATAATTGCCTGTCGGCTCTTGAGTCCAAGGTGAAGCGCAAGCCCTGTCATGGTGGCGGGTTTTACAAAATGCATAAACGGCTCGCCGTTTTCGTTGCACATTACTTTGCCGCTTTTATCCTTCATGGGTGCCTGTAAACTTTCAAAGTAACTGTCTACGGCTTCGGCAAATGCTTTTGCGCTTTTGTACTTTCTCGGTCTTGTGACCATATCCGTGCTCCTTTCGTGTTTTTGTGCAGGTAGTCTATATACTTTGCGCGTTAGCGTTAACCCCCCCCAAAAGAAAAAAGGGAGTCTGTGCTCCCTTCTTTATTTAGGCACCACGCCTGTGTTTCCACCTTTTCTGCCTGCACCTTTTTGGTTTTGCTTGTATGCTTCGGCTGCTTTCCATGCATCGTAACCGCCCATACCTGCGTTGGCGTACATTTCAGTGCCAGCCGCGCCGGGCACTACGCCCTTGTTAGCTTGCGTGCCAGTTAGTTCCTTTGCACTGTTTCCGTACATGGCACTTGTGGTCTTATTGCCTGTTAATGCACCGGGCACAACACCTGCGCCACTGTTCGTATATTCTCCGCGCAGAACGGGGTTTATTGTGCCGTATGGTGTGGTGTCTCCGTATTCATTATTATTGCCACCACCGCCGCCTCTGCCCGCCGCATCGAGTGCCGCGAGGTATTGCTGCCACTCAAGAGAGGTCGTGCCTATGGGCAAGCCAAGAACGTCAGCCGCTTCCTGCGTGGTAATCTTGCCGAACATCTCAAGCTCCGCCATAGCCTTGTTGTATGCCATCTCTGCCGCATACTGTTGTTGTGCCGTCTGTGCTTCCTGCCGTGCCATGTCCATAGAAGCATCGTACTGTGCCTGTTGCTCAACGGTATCGGCTCTGTTGAGTGCAGAGTTTGCAAGGTATTGGTTTGCGGCAATGTCTGCTTGATAGCCCAGCAGTTGTGCATTGAGGTCTCTTGCAGCATCTGCTTCCGCCTGTTGCTTAATGTTCGCGGCAACATCTCCGCTTATCTGCGCCTCGGCTCTCAAGCGGTTGGTGTTGACGTAGCCCGAATCCTGCCCTACGTTCTCCGCTACGTTGTTTCCTATAGCGTAGAGGTTTCTGCGGTCTTTGGTCTTCTTGTTAAGTGCCGCGTAGTCCGTTGCCGTGTTGTTTGGGGCGGTTGCAACCGCGTTTTTAGCCGCGTTATACTGTTCTTTGACTGCTTGGTCGGCTTTCGCGTAAATCGCGCTGTAATCGGTTGTAGAAGCCATATTAG